CAATCTTTAAATAACCTGTGTTGTTATTGGCAACAGGAACTCCTTCAAAGTTAACAAAATTTGCACTAGATTCAACAGAAATTGCACTTTGCGAACCTGCTTCATATGCAAGTGTTAGTTTTGTTGGAACTATATCAGATTCGACACCAGATATATCAACTCTATTATCAGCAAAATACATTCCATGATTTGTATGATTTACTTTAATATGTAAACCATCAGAATCAACTATATCATTATTAATAGATAAAATATTAACTCCACCACCAGAACCAAAATTTACTTCCTTTCTACTACTGGAATCTGTATAGAACATAGTATTTGCAACACCAGTTACAAATTCACCTACCACGTTATCTAAAATAATAGTATTAGTTAAACCAACATTGCCGAGAGTTAATTTCATATCTCTACCAACAGCACCATATGCTGTAGAAGTGGGAGTTACAACATCACCTACTTGATAACCAGAACCACCATTCCCAATAATTGTTGCTCCGATAGCAACTCCATTATGAACAGTTAGTGATACTTTAGCACCAGATCCATTACCAGAAATATTGATAATATCAACAGTTCTAGTTTCAGAGTTTCCTGAAGAAGGTGTATAACCAACTCCTACATTAGATAATATCAAAGTTCCGGTAGCAGAAGCACCTACACCAATTAAATTACCACTTGCATTAGTTTCAGATTGATCGAATGTATTGCCTAATAATTGTGTATTAGTTGCATCAAATGTTGATGAAAGACCAATCCTAAGTCTTCTTGATTTTAATTCAATAGAATCTGGTAGAAGATTTGCAATTTGTCTATTTCCTTTAGTTAATTCTGGACTATAAATGTCAATAGTGCCAGATGTTTCAAATTCTGCTCTATACAGATTAAACTTCAAATCTTCCCACTGACTTGCTTCCCACCCTGATGCATTTTGGGATTTAAATAGAGAACCTAAGAATGGTTGTGAAGAAATTAGAGTATCTGTGAGGAAATCATCTTGACCAATTCTAGCAATAAACGTGCTGTATTTTGTAGAATTTGTTGAAAGGCAGATAGCATATTCCTTTCTTCCTTCTAGGTAGATTGGAGCCTTAAACGTAAATGAAGTAGCGATAGAACTATCAGTAGAAATTGAAACTTCATCTGGGTCAAGAATAACTTCAGAAAGAGGAAGAACTCTAGATGTAGGAATTCCACCTTCAACTGTTCTAATTTGTAAGGTGATAGGAATTTCCATGTCATCCTTAGATCTAAAGAAAATGTCACATCTTGTTAAGAAAATGCCAGTTTCGTCATCAACAGTAAATGTTTGTGCAAGAGGATCATACCAAGCAGTAATAGTATCTGGAGAAGTTCTATTGACTACACTAGTTCCAACAATCTGCGTTCCAGAAGATCTACTAACAGTTTGTTGACCAAATTCTTTCTTATCTTCAAGGCGCACATTTCTAATAGAACCTTCATTCTGAATAATTCCAGTAGCTGAATATAGTTCGGAAGCAGTAGTAGTTACATTTTCGGTATCATTTGTTGCATTACTAGAAAGAGTAAATGCTCTGATACCAGATTCAAATCTTGGATGATATGAAGTTGTTGTTTCTGGAATATAAAAACTACCGATAAGAGATGATGTATTATCTACAACGAGTTTTAAATCAGAAACTGTTGCTGTAGCGCCACTACTTTCTCCAACAAGTAAAGTGCCAACTTCAACATATCCATAATATAAACCTTGAGTTTCATTTGACAATGAATATGTGTCAATATTTAAAATAGATGAAGTTGAATTATATGTGGAAGGAATTAGTTGACCATTATATGGGTTTTCAAGATAAGTTTTTGTTGCTACATCATAAGGTCCTTCTTTATGATTAATCTGTGCAACTCTTGCATAGAACTTAGGAGAAATAATACCTTTTTTAATAGGAACACTACGAATATTTTCTCCAATAGCAAATGTTCCTGAAGTCATTGTAATTTCAATTAATTTAGGAACGCAATATCTAGATACGTCAATACCATCAAAGAATGGAAATACTCTAGTTCCTGGTTTAAGTTTTTTAGAAACAAATTCAATGTTTCTAGATCTCATGAATGGAACAAGATCTCTACTTACCGATCTATCATTTACTGATGTTTTCTCATATTCTTCATGAACAATAGTTCTGGTTCCACCTCTAGATTCTGTGCCTATATCAAAGGTTTCTTGAAGTTCTTCTTGAGAAATTGTAGTAGAATTTCTTCTTACCCACTGACCGGGTCCTTGAGTTCCATCAAGTTTCTTTGTGCTCTCTGAAATAGAATCAGTTGCTGCTCTACTTTCAGATTCGACCGTGTCTAACACACCGGTCCAATTAGTTTCCCAAGAATCCCAGAGAATAGGGACAAATCCTGTTTGAGAATCTAGTTCGTTTGTTCTTTCATAGTAATCAACAGTGGCAGCATAGTTACCTTCAGTTTCAATGATTCTAGTTTGAACTCTAACAGTATCAACCCAAGTATCTGAAGCGGGAGTCAATTCAATCGTTCCTTGCCAGAAACTGACTGTGAATGGTGTTATAGTTTCAGATCTAGTTGCAAAAGTTTGTTGCAACCAATCAACTTCAGCATACTCTAAAGTTAAGATATCATTACTTCTTGCAACATTCTCTCCTTCAATTACATTAAATTTAAAATCAGTTGTAGAAGCAATTTCTTCAACAGGTCCAAATACAAGATCGACTGAATTTGTATAATGTTTTGGTCTCAACTCTTTATTTTTTCTGTCGATAGAATTATTGAGAGTCGCTTTTGTTTCCTGTGATTTAAATGAATTGAAGTTATCTACAAAGAAACCACTTTTAAATCTGTTGAGACCATCAGAGTCAGAAATAAAGGAACTTTCAGTTTTAGATTCGAGTAAAGATAGTGAGGTGTAATACTCAAGATTTCTAATTCTATTTTCAAGTTGTTTAATATCTGACATTCTATATCTCTTGTTTTCCAAGAATTTCAACGATGCTTGTTCTGGATTAAACAGATATGGGGGCAACTTGATTGATGCAAGTTCCATTGCATCATCAATAGCAACCGGAGGTTCTGGTTTATCCGCAGGTGTGCCATAAACAACTTGGAACTTACCATCTTTAGTCAAGAATAATCTATCAATTCTTCCAAGATAGTATGAAAAATTAAAGATTAAATTTTCTTGAGAAGCAAGTAAATTTGCTGCAGAGTTTCCAGACTGGTTGAATGTTCTACCTGCAAATTCTAATGGAGAACGTGCTCCTTTAGTGACTGTATACGTAGAAACTCTTGGTCTTATATCAATAATATCACTATTAGAAATTCCATCAATAGATTGAATTTCTGTGGCATAGTCAAAGGAGTTATAACTTTCAACTGTAGTTAAATCTCCAGAATCCGCCGTTCCATATCCAGCAGATGCAAAATACACCCTAATCTTCTTAGTTGGTGATGTAGAAGATGATCTTCTTTTAATAGAACCATATGAGTAAATGGTTTTTTGTTGCCCAGTGCTAAATGTAAAATTAGATGAAATATTAAAACTTTCTTCAACAATCGAACTAATTATACCCTCAACTAAACTTTGTTGGAAAATTACTGTTTCTCCCTCAATAAAATCAACTTGGTTGTTAACAATATATGATGCACTAGCACTGCTAGGTTTTCCAACACAAATAGCAATTGCTCCACTTGTTTGACCAATAAGAATTTCTCCATCCAAAACATCTTGAGTTGTAGATGTTTGACTTATAATGGAAGAGAATGTCATCTTTGGAGCAACAGGATCATTAGTCCCATTAGACTCATAAATTCCATGTATTTCTAAGATATCAGGAACATTGAGAGAAATTAGTTCATCTTCAACTCTTGTGCCATATGGATAATTTCCATAATCCAATCCATTATTTAATGTTGTAGCGCCTATTCCTGAACCTTCAATTCTTGATTTACCTATAACAATAGAAGAAACATTTGTTTTAATTTTTACTTTAGATTTTGGTTTGGATTTTGTTAAAGTTGTGAGTAATGTTGCTGTTCCGGAACCAGTTCCAGTATTAAATATATTTTCAAGTTTAGTTCTGTCAGAATTAAATGACATCTTATCAGCAGTCAATTCAATTGTAGTTCCATCATCATCTCGTATTAAAGAATATCTTTCCGCAGTGAAGGGTAAGAATATTTCATTTGAACCCGCTTCAGGAGAAGATGATGTATTAATAGAACCATTAGCAAGAATAGTTATTGGGAAAGACTTTCTAATGGTGATTGTAGACTCATTTAAATCTATTGTTGCAATGTTCTGCTTGGGTAACTTTGTATATAATGTATTATCTGAGGACTTATCTAATCCTGTTCTAACAATATTCATATCAGAAACATTGACTGCACCAGATGAGTGTAAACCACCATGCACAACACCGGCAACAGTATGAATACCTGTCACAGTAACACCAGTATTAGATACTGCAGTTACTTTAACCATTGTTTTGTCATTTGAGATATCAAGGTTAGAATATGTTAGTAGATCTCCAACTCTTACATTATCTAAAAATCTTGGATTTGCACTTTGAACATTTCCGCTATTACTAACTGTTGCAACACCAACGTTAAATGCTTTAGTTTGGACAACATCTCCAGCAAAAGTATTAATACCAACTAAACCATCATTTGTTCCAAAAACAGATTTAACATCTGCTATTGATTTTTCTGTAACTGCAATGGCAACTCTACCGTTTGCAACGCCATCAAAAATCAATGGTTCATTTTCAATAAACGAACCATTTCTATCATAAACGGTAATATTAGCAGCTGCAGAGACCGGTTCTTTAAGAAAACCAGTAGCACCACTATTTGCACCTTTTATAAAAGTAGGAACAGTTAGAGTATGTGCTTGGTTTAAGGTGATTAATGTAAATGGTTGTACATCAAATAGGGAAAGACCCCATTCATTAGTATTTGAATTGTCTGTGGAATATGAACCAGACTCTAACTTAAAGTCATATACTCTAGCAACACCAACTTCATTTCCAGGAGCTACTACAGGATCCTGAACTTCTCCACAACGAGAATCTCTCAAACTTAAAACAAACGTCTTACCAACACCAATTTCATTTGGTGTTCTGAATACTCTATTGAGTTTTAATGTTGCTCCAGTATTGTATGATAGTGATTCACCATCTACATCTCTTGTTGTTCTTGGTTTGTCAAGGTCGATAAAGGTTGGAGTAGTTGTTTCAATCTCATATCCTTTTACATATGCCTTTCCTGAAGATACTTTAAGAATAGCTAGATCTTCAGATGCTAAAGAACCACCATAAGTAAAATCACCTGCCGAAAGTAGTCCATCATTTCCTTGATTGTTGTTTAGAGAGTTTATTACAGATACATCAAAAGGTTTTACTGCATAATGACCACTCTCATCAAAAGTTCTTTGTGCAAGTGTATCAATTAAATCTTCACGAAATACTTGATTTGAACCTCCATTTGTAGATTTGATTTGGGTTCTTAGAACTCCATCTTCAACAACGGCCAATTCGACAAAATTATTATCGTCAAAATCATCAAGTGGTTTTTTAAATAAATTTACAGAAATTTTGAGTCTATCTGCTCCAGGTGCTGCAAAATTATTAAACCCCTGAGAGTTATCATTGAGACTTTCGTCTAAATCAGAAGTTATAATTTCTTCTCTAATTTGAAGACCAATTCTATAATTTGGTCTATTAGTGTATTGATCAAGAATTAAAGTTTCAGTATCTACTTGAACAAAATTACCTCTAATAAAATAGACACCCTGCTGAATCTGGAATGCGGAACCAATAGAACTTGCATTTTGTATAAAAGTTACCGCAAATGGACTATTTGCAGGAATTGTAGAATTTCCTAAAAGACTAGAATTGATTGACGAACTGCAAACTAATTCTTCGTTGTCAAAAAATTGTTCAGTTGCATTATTTGATGTATTTGAATTTAAGTAATTAATATAAAGTGTCAAATTCCCACTTGAAGAATCATTTGGAAGAAGAACACTATCTACAACAGCAGTTACTCCAGACTCTTGACCTGTAACTTTTAGACCTACAAGTTGATCCGCATAAGCGGAAACAGGAACACCTTGAAAGGTATTATTTAACTGAACATTATAATAAAGTTGAGTATACCCAGTATTACCTGGGATTACTTTTGATCCTTCCTTAAAGAAGTGCTGCCCAAACTTCTCGATCTGATTTTGTAAGATCGATTGAAGAGATGTTAATTCTCTTGCCTGTACTGGATAACCGGGTTTGAATAATACTTTATGAAAATCACTAGACGGACCATAATCATCAAAATATGGCGATACGTTTAGATTAGTTTGTTGTGGCATAATCCTTTAGAACTGCAAAATAATTTTTATGTCTTCCTTTTGATTTGACGATCTAATAATAGAAGGTCTATTATCAACGTAAATAATGTTACCAGATTGTTTTTGAACTTCCGGTAACGCAATTCCGTCTTGGAACTCTAATCCAAAATAATATGTCCTATTATTTATTACCGTAGAGACACCCGTATAACCACTATCAATTGTTAATGTGGAGTTTGTTCCATTATCAGGAATAACTGTAAGTTCTCCACCAGTATCGGGCGAACTTGTAAACTCAGATAAATCAAATCCATATCTGGGTTCAATAACATCCGTACCATCTACTGTGTTAAAACCTACAAGATTTCTATCCTGCCAGAATTTTAAAACTCCTGTAGTCTGATCATAATTAACAACTCTACCAAAAGCAGTTGTTCCAAGAGCGATTGTTTGCGAAATAAATGAGTTTGCTATAAACTCTGCAG